TAATTATGGGAGGAAAGTATGATGAGTATGGTCAAGCTTATGAATTCGGTGACGAGTTCCAAGGGCTATTTGGTTTTAGAGCAGTAGAAATTAATCCAGATAGAACAATGAAGTTTAAAGTATCTGACTATAAACAAGGTGCTAGAGATTCAAGATCATTATTTACAAGGGTTGCTTTAAAAGGTGGACCTATTGAAGGAAGAGAAGTTGTAGATGCATACCTTAATGCTAACCGTGCATTGTTTGATGTAAAGAAAACTTTAAAACAAGACATGGATGCTTCAAGATTATTAAATATATCCGACGAAGGTATGAGAGATGCGTTAGGGGGAATTTCTAATATAGAAATTAACTCTATTGATAATAATATGTTTAGACCTATGACAATTTCAAATGAAATCTTAAATGCATTCGCAGATAATGCAGCAAAAATTGGAGGAACAAATCCAATGGATGAAGCCTGGAATGTTATTTCAGAACTACAACAAGAGATGAGTCAAGTGTCTTTAGAATTTCCTGAATTCCCAGTATTCGAGAACCCTTTACTTCCAATAATGCAGGACACGCCTATCACACCTACGGCATTAAATCTACCATCAATTGATACTAATTTAGTGTCACAACAAGTAAGCGGAAGCAACTATAATAACTTGACAACAGCACAGAAAATAGATTTACTATTTAACCGTTAAAGATAAAAAATCATGCAGCTATCGAAACATTTTAAACTAGAAGAATTTACTAAATCAATGACCGCGACTCGTAAAGGTATTGATAACTCACCAGGGGCCGGGGACATTAAAAATTTGGAGAACGTATGTTATGAAATATTGGAACCAGTTCGTGCGCACTTTGATAAACCCATTACTATTACCTCTGGCTACCGCTCCGAGGCGCTTTGTGAGGCGATCGGCAGCAAAAAAACGTCGCAACATGCAAAGGGCCAGGCGGTCGACTTTGAAATAGCAGGTGTCCCAAATATTAAAACGGCTTACTGGCTTTCTAATAACGTAGACTTCGATCAATTAATTTTAGAGTTCTACAAAAAGGATGATCCAGCAGGTGGTTGGGTACACGTGAGCTACAATGAAGCTGGTGCTAATAGAAAACAGATTCTTACTTTCGATGGTAAACATTATGAAAATGGTCTGCCAGAAATGAAATGGTCTGGCGGAAAAGTTGTAGATTAAATCCAAGCCTTAAGTTCTTCACCCATAATCTGAGTTGCAATATTAACTTTTTCTTTTAAAGCTTTAACAATTCTTTCATCAACAGTTTTCTCACACATAATATCTATGTAAGTCATTGGATATTTTTGTCCTATCCTATCTATCCTTGCTTCAGATTGCTGTCTCTTCTCAAGATCATAACCATTAGAATAATATATCATAGTAGAAGCTGCAGTTAAGGTGATACCATAACCACCTGTCTGAGTAGTACCAATAAAAAAACGACATTGGGGATTATTCTGGAATTTTTCGATATTTTTTTGACGCTCGGCCATAGGGGTTAAACCGTAATAATCCACGAAACTATTTTCGCCAAATTTTTTCGATATCTCCCGGATTATCCTATGTACGTCTCTCTGCCAATGGGCCCATATAACAACCTTTCCTTCTACTTCTTCTAATACGTCCATTAACTCAGGGAGTCTATTTGATGGGACTTCCTGGAAGCTGCCGTCATCAGCTGTGAAATGGCCACAAGTTATTTGCTGTAATCTCATTAACTGAGTAAGTACGGTAGCTGTGCTCATCATCTTACCATTCATTTGAGCAAGCGCTAAAATCTTCATTTGTTTATATAATTTAAGCTGGTCTGGGGTTAATTGAACCACTCTCTTTATATATGTCTTTTCCGGTAGGTCTAAACAATCATCCTTTAAAACTCTATGAGAAAAAGGTTTTAATTTTTCTGATAATTCTCCCAAGTTTTGATAACCCACTACTATTTGAGTAGAATGACTAGGAAGATGCATAGTTCTAACTACTGCGTATCTAGTTCTAAAAGAATAATAAGAAACATGCCCCAATAATTCTTTTTTAAGAAATTCACATTGTTTATATAAATCTAATGGAGACTTGGTTACAGGCGAACCTGTTAAAATTCTTCTATAAAGAGCATAGCTCCCTAATGAACAAATATGTCTTGTTCTTTTAGCATCAGGATTTTTAATAGTAGTAGACTCATCAATTGCCATCAGTGTTCTATGACAACGTAGAAATTTAGCTGCAAACTCCACACCTTTTTTAGTTGAAAAAGCTTCTACATTCATTACTAAAATATGTAAATCTTCTCCTGGTGCAAATAATTTATCTAATTCTCTTTGTTGACTTTTAGTAATCATGGCTTGCCATAATACATCTGTATGTTCTACATGATCAGCCATATGTGCCGGTATTTCTTGTTCATACCAAGTTTTAACAACCCCTTTCGGTGCCACAATTAAGACACCATTGATTTTACCCTTATCATAGAGCATAGCAATGTTATCTATCAGTACTTTTGATTTACCAGTACCCATCTCCATAAAATAGGCAAAATACTCCTTGTCGCAAGAAAGTTCTAACGCTTTTAATTGATGCGCGTACGGCTTCGTCTTAAATTTATATCTCATAATATTTTTTTCTTTCTGTATTGACTTCTTATATAGACTGTCTTATATCTATTGTCAAGATGTCAGAAAGTATAAAATACGAGGATGTAAAGAATAATTATAAGCCGAAAGTTTATATATTACAGGAATTACCAGGAACAAAAGCTGGGGCTCCTAAAATCAATATTATGAGTGCTTCTAGGTTTGGAGAGTTTAAATTTCTCTTACCAGAATTTTCTCAAATTATTTTTTCTCCAGGACCATTAATTTTTAAATTAAGAAATCTTTTAAAAGATTATACCATAAAAGATTTTTTATTATTAACTGGTGATCCGGCGATCATTGGGGTTGCGTGTTCGATTGTTTCTGAATTTACAAATGGAAAATACAATTTATTGAAATGGGATAAACAAGATAGAATTTATTATCCCATCGAAATTAATTTAAACGAGAAAGGAAAAATAAATGAATAGTATTGACTTTGAACAAGACCAACGTGCAGATTTAGATGGTGCAAATGACGCCAATAAATTATCTGATCAAGTTGTAAAACTCCAAAGGCTAGAACAAGAATTTCTAGTTAAGGAAGAAGAATTAAAGGAACTAAAACGAAAAGTAGATTTAGTTTCGGGAGAAGTTATTCCTACAATGATGCAGGAAATGAACATCTCTACATTAAAATTAGCAGACGGAACTTCAGTAGAAGTAAAACCCGTCTACGGTGCTTCCATTCCTGCCAAGAGTAAGGAAGAAGCATTTAAATGGCTTCGAGATAACGGCCTAGGTGATTTGATTAAAAATGAAATCACTGTTGCCTTCGGTCGTGACGAAGATAACAAGGCACAGCAATATGCTGTCCTTGCGCAAGGTCAAGGGTACCAACCTGTCCAGAAATTAAAGGTTGAACCAATGACACTTAAAGCATTGGTCAGGGAGCGTCTAGAATCTGGACAAGAGATGCCCTCTGATCTTTTTAACCTGTTCACGGGCAACAGAACAAAAATAACAAGGAACAAATAAACATGAACCAAGTAGCAGAAAAAAAGACTGCAGGACTTCCTTCAAATATCTTTGAAGAAGATGCAGCAAAAGGACTGGGCAAAATAGGTCAAGAAGATCTAGCTCTTCCTTTTCTTAAAATCCTTGGACAACTTTCACCAGAAGTTAATAAACGTGATGGTAAGTATGTCGAAGGTGCAGAGCCAGGAATGATTTTCAATTCTGTCTCTGGAGAGTTATATGATGGAGTGAAGGGCATAAATGTCATTCCTGCGTTTTATAAACTTGAATACATCGAATGGAAAGATAGGGGAGATGGACCAGGTGCACCAGTTGCAATCTATGATTCTTCTTCTGATATCATGTCCAAAACAAAACCAGATGCAAACTACAAAGATAGACTACCTAGCGGTAATTATATTGAGAAGACTGCGTCTCATTTTGTAATCATCACAGGTGACAGTCCATCGACTGCATTGATATCTATGAAATCTACTCAATTAAAAATTAGTAGAAAATGGAATTCAATGATGTCGGGAATAAAACTAAAAGGTAAAAACGGTTTATTTACACCGGCATCTTTTAGCCATATTTACAGACTAAAAACAACCCAAATGTCAAATGATAAAGGCACTTGGTTTGGTTGGGAAGTAAGTAAGGTTGGACCCATAACTGATCAATCACTTTATCAACAAGCGAAAACGTTTTCTGAAAGTATCTCTAAAGGTTCTGTCAGAGCGAAACACGGCGAAGATAAACCGAAGGATCAAAGCATTATCTAATTCTCTAAGAGAATGAGTGCACAATGTGGGCCTGGAGGGAGACTGAAAGGCCCACACAAAATAAAGTTATGGATAAAAGATATATAAAATATTTTGATGGTTATAGGGCTGCTTACGGATTAGCTGACTTTGATGATCCAAAAGCCTTTGTAGAACCAGAAAGCGGAAAGAAGAAGCCAGTATACAGGTGGAATTACGAACCTCTAACAGAAAAAGTTTACGAGGCTCATATTAAGGGTAATTTATCTATTGGTATTCAACCTTGTAATGAAAATAAAGAAGTAAGATTTGGTGTTATTGATGTTGACCCTAAAGATTACGATGACTTTAATAAAAAAATTTTTATAGATGTTATACAAAATTATCAATTACCTCTGATACCTATCGAGTCTAAAAGTGGCGGCTTACATCTATGTTTATTCATGGATCATTTTACAGATGCAAAAGCAGTTAAATCCTTTTTAAGTAATCTATTACCACTATTTAAATTAAAACCAGACTGTGAAGTCTTTCCAAAGCAAACCGAACTAACCACAGACGAGGAAACAGGGAACTTAAAACCAGGCCAATTTATAAATCTTCCTTACTATGGTGGGAAGAGAAGAGCATTAAATATAGACGGAACACCGTTTGATCTTGAAAAATTTTTAACAGTTGTAGAAGCTAACCTAGTTTCTAAAGAAGATTTAAAAAAGATTACAGAAAATATAGATAAAAAAATATACGAAGGGGTTGATGGAGATCTAATGGATGGTCCTCCTTGTCTAGCTGACATATCTAAAATATCTAATAAAGAAGGTTTTGATGGCAAAGATAGATTTATGTACAACTATCATGTTTTTGCTAAAATGAAGTACCCAGATGGCTGGGAACAAAAAGTTAAGAATGCCCCAGTTAAGTTCTTTGAAGAACGACATGCAAATGCATGGGACGATAAAATATTAAGTGGTAAATTAAAATCCTGGAAGAGATCCGAGAAAGGATATACCTGTACACAAAGTCCATTAGCTGATTTCTGTAAGAAAGGTATTTGTGTTAAGAAAAGATTTGGAGTGCTGGCAGGATCAAAAGGGTCTTACCCCATACTGAATAACTTAAGAAAGATAGAAATTTTTGAAGAACCTGAATACGAATTTGATGTCACTAAACCAGATGGTATCGCAACAGCAACAGTACATTGTAGATCAATTGAACATTTAAACGATCAACGTAAACGTAGAAATGCAATCGCAAAAGCTGCAGGATTTTTACCCCCTCTCATTAAAGGTGATGAAGAACAGACAGTAATGGATCAATTATATAAAACACAGAAACCAGTACAACCACCTATTGGTACATCACCAAAAGAAAAACTACATGATGTATTACATGCAAAAATAAATGGACCAAGAGCAACGACGGATGCCGCATTTAAAAGTGGTTCAGTTCTTATTGAAGGCGAGTATGCTTTCTTTAAATTTGAAAAGTTTTATGACAGATTAAAAGCTAAAGATTGGAAATATAAAGAAGAAAAAACAGGACGTATTATGGAGACCGCATATAGAGAATGTGAAATACAGTTTCTAGATCAAAAAAGATTTCCTGCTAAAGACAAAGGAAAATATAATTCTTCTACAAAAAATGTAATACAAATAAATATAAAATCTTTTGAAGAGGTACCTATTTATCATACACAAATAAAACATAAGACGGAGATAATGTGATTAGTAGAAAAATATACGGGCCTCCGGGAACAGGGAAAACAACTAAACTTATTAATTATGTTAAAACATTTTATAAACTGGGAACACCCCTGGATAAGATTGGCTACTTTGCATTTACTACTAAAGCAGCAACTGAAGCTATTAATAGAATGTTAGATACGTATAAACATTTACAAAGAAAAGATTTAAAACATTTTAGAACACTACACTCCCTAGCTTTTTGGAAACTAGGAATGAAAAAAAGTGAGGTAATGCAGGACGAACATTACGAAGACATAGGTAGAAAGTTGGGTATTGAAGTAACAGTCTATTCTAATGGTCAGGAAACTACGGGATTTGTGGATTCAAACAGTGAATATTTTAACTTAATTAATACAGCCAGAATTAAAGAGATGACTATCGAAGAAGAATATAATACCGGCATGTATTCTTATGAACTAGAAAAAAATTTATTATATATTTTAAGAGACGAACTAAATAATTATAAAAATTCCTATAAGCTAAAAGACTTTACAGATATGATAGAAAAATTTAATGTGGCCGAATTGTGTCCGAAATATGACGTCGTATTTGTTGATGAAGCACAGGATTTATCCCCAATACAGTGGAAAATGGTAGATATTATGCGGAAAAATTCCAAATATGTTATACTAGCTGGCGATGATGATCAAGCAATTTATGGCTGGGCTGGTGCAGATGTACTAAAATTTATAGCTACCCAAGCTAAAAAAGACATTATTTTGCCACAATCTCACAGGGTTCCTAGAAGGGTACAGTTAATAGCAGATAAAATTTTAGATAGAATTCCTGATGAAAGAAGGGTTAAAAAAAATTGGAAAGCAAGAGGTGAAGAAGGGTCTGTTAATCCTATAACAACACTTGAAGATGTTCCTTTATATGAACAAGACTGGCTGATCCTTGCCAGAACTAATGATAGGCTAGACAAACTTAAACCTATTCTAAAAGATATGGGAATTTATTTTCAAATTAAAGGTAGAAAAAGTTTTAGGGCTACTTTGTTTAGAAGTATTCTAAACTACATTAGATGGCAAAAAGGAGAACTGTTATCTTTGTCTGAAGTAAAAGATATACTAGAATATAGCCCATTACTTGTACTGGATAACCCAACAGAAGAAAAAATGTACGACTTAAAAGAGTTTCAATTTGATCCACGTGCGCCTTGGTATGATGTATTTACAGTGGATCCAGAAGAATGTTTATACGTCAGAGAAATGTTAAGAAACGGAGAAAAATTATCCAAAGATGCAAGAGTACAATTGTCTACAATACATTCTGCTAAAGGAGGTGAAGCGACAAATGTTTTACTCATTTTGGACAACACAAAAACAATCAGGGAAGCTACGGAAAAAAGTCAAGACAAAGAAGATGAAGAACATAGAGTTTGGTATGTAGGGGTAACGCGTACAAAACAAAATTTATATATAATGACAGCAAAAAAGGAGGCAAAAGGATATGACATCGAAAGTTTGGGATAAACAAATCGGCGGACAACATTATCAGAAATTTAAAATTCAGCCAAGTAAATTTGTGATTGAAAATGAGTTGCTCTACCCAGAAGGCTGTGCTATAAAATACATAATCCGTCACCGGATGAAAGGAAAAAGACAAGATTTGGAAAAAGCTATTCACTTTATCGAAATGATTATTGAAAGAGATTATGGAGATGAAGCACAAAAAAGCCAAACCTTTACATCAAAAGTAGAATCTAAAAAAAATTCATGGGGGATAATAGATGAAGATTCCTAAGTTTGAAGCACAAACAGAATGGGTTAAACCTACAGAATTTCCAGACTTACGTCAGGTTGATGAAATTGCAATAGACTTAGAAACAAAAGATCCTGATCTAATTAAAAAAGGATCTGGTTCTGTTATTGGTAATGGAGAAGTAATTGGTATAGCAGTAGCCACCAAACATTATAAAGGATATTTCCCTATTGCTCACGAAGGTGGGGGAAATATGGATAGATCAAGGGTTTTAGACTGGTTAAAAGATATATTAGAAGCAACATCAACAAAAATTTTCCACAATGCTATTTATGATGTCTGTTGGTTAAGAGCTATGGGCTTTAAAATTAACGGGGATATTGTTTGTACAATGATTGCTGCAGCAGTAACAGATGAGAATAGGTTTCGTTATGATCTCAATAGTTTATCATGGCATTATTTGGGTTATGGTAAAAACGAAGCTGCCCTGGCTGAGGCTGCTTCTGAATGGGGGATAGACCCTAAGTCTGAAATGTACAAGCTACCATCTATGCATGTTGGTGCTTATGCAGAACGAGATGCTGAAGTAACTTTAGGACTTTGGCAAGAAATGAAAAAAGAAATTATCAGTCAGGACCTAGAAGATATATTTGATTTAGAAACAGAACTCTTTCCCTGTCTAGTTGATATGAGATTTAAAGGTGTGCGTGTAGATATTGAAAAAGCCCACGCAATGAAAACAGAATTTAAAAAAGCAGAACAAGGATTACTTCGATCAATTAAAAGAGAAACTAATATTGATACACAGATCTGGGCAGCAAGAAGTATTGCGAATGTATTTGATATGTTAAGATTAGAGTATCCTCGTACAGAAAAAACCGAAGCACCATCATTCACTAAAAATTTTTTACAAGAACATAAACATCCTGTTGTTAATATGATTGCTAAAGCAAGAGAAATTAATAAAGCTCATACAACATTTATAGATTCTATTTTAAGATACGAACATAAAGGAAGAATACATGCAGAGATAAATCAACTTAGAAATGCAGGAGGAGGAACAGTGACTGGAAGATTTTCTTATCAGAATCCTAACCTCCAGCAGATTCCTGCACGAAACAAGGATCTGGGACCTAAGATAAGGTCATTATTTATCCCTGAGGAGGGCCATAGATGGGGTGTATTTGACTATTCTCAGCAAGAGCCTAGACTGGTGGTACACTACGCATCTTTATACAAACTACCATCAGTGTACGATGTTATTGATGCATACAACACAGATTCAAGCGCAGATTTCCATCAAACAGTAGCAGACATGGCTCAGATTCCTAGATCACAAGCTAAGACAATTAACTTAGGATTATTTTACGGAATGGGAAAAGCAAAACTTCAAGCTGAACTAGGAGTAACTAAAGAAAAAGCAACTGATTTATTTAATCAGTACCATGCTAAAGTTCCATTTGTAAAACAACTTATGGAGAAAGCTTCCAACAGAGCACAGGACAGAGGACAGATCAGAACTTTACTTGGTCGTCTTTGTAGGTTCCATTTATGGGAACCGAATAGTTTTGGGATGCATAAAGCTATGAGCCATGAAGATGCACTCAGGGAACATGGACCAGGGATTAGAAGAGCGTATACATACAAAGCATTAAACAAATTAATTCAAGGTAGTGCTGCTGACATGACTAAAAAATCTATGTTAGAGCTTTACAAAGAAGGAATTATACCGCATATACAGATCCACGATGAATTAGATTTGTCTATCGAAAACGATGAACAGGCTAAAAAAGTCATCGAGATTATGGAAAACGCAGTTACACTGGAAGTTCCTAATAAAGTTGATTATGAATCAGGGGATAACTGGGGGGAGATAAATGATTAATTATGTATTTAAATGCCAACATACCAATCATAGAATGTTACGTCCGTGGAAATTATCTCCGAGATCAAAAAGATTCACACAATAAATATTTTCCTTGCGTAATATTTGGATTTAGTTCCCTACCAGGACAAGTACCTTTATTTCATTATCATATGGAAGATGGGGGCCTGTGGTGGAGAGCACCTATATCTGCATTTTGTACTAAACCAGACGTAAAAGAACTGCCATTAAATGAGCTGGTAATGTGGGATAGTTTCAGCTATAATGTAAGCGTTACAACTTTTTATCACTTAAAAGGCGCTAAGGTAACTTATATATCTAGGCGTAAAGTGAAGAGAGAAGGTACGTATTTGTTCACCATTGATTGGTGCCCAGGCGATTATAACGAATTAAACTTCGGTTATGCAGAAAAGCCTGACCAACATAAATGCGGTCATGTAATTGAATTAGATGATGGCAATTATGCAATCCAGCCTAACAATAGGTTAAGAGTATTTGACCCATCGTTAGCTGCAGATCCATCAGAAAATTTAATAAACCGACTTGTTAATACAAAAACATGGTCTGTTGAAACAACTTCAAAATGGATTACTGATGAACATGAGGAAGGTAGTTACGACTACCATTATACAAACCTGGAGGAGAAAAATGGAAAAGATAAAAGTTAAAATTCAACAATGGTCTCTATTATATAGAGAATACATTATTGGTTTTGTTGTCGGTGTTGTTATCGGCGCTATATTATTTTAATAAATGATAGGAGGGTCCTATGCTAAAAAAAATTTTAGGATTTTTACTATGGCCATTAAAAAAATTTATGGAATGGCTAGCAAGCGGGCTGCCGAAGGGGCCTAAGGGAAAAGATGAATAAGTGTAAACGATGTAATCATGACTGCCACTGCGGTGGTAAAGAACATATTGATGAATACTTAGATGTATGTCAATGTGGAAACTGTGAGTGCCACGCCAAAGCTGAAGATGCTAGTTACGAAAATAACGGAGTCGTAGTGGATGACACCGGAGAATGTGAAAGCTGCCAATGATAAATGACAAAATCATCACAGCATTACTCGCATGTCTTCTCGCACTCGGCGGGTGGACTCTTAGTCGTACCTTCTCACTCTCCCAAGATATGGTCTTGGTTAAAGAAAAGATTTCGCAAGTGGAAAAACAACTTGATGAACAGTTATGGAACACTTTACCAGAAGCCGAAGATAAAAAGAAAAAGAAAAGAAAGAAAAAGAAAAAAAAGAAGCAGGATTAATGTCTAATGAGACTATTTCATAATGAATGGGAAAAATGGGCTATTATCATTATAGTAATTGTGCTTATTCTTATAGGTTTATCGGGATGTAGTTATAATATGGTTCCCCATGAGACAAAAATAGAGTATGGTACAACTGCAACAGATTCTAAGAATGATAAGCTGCAGGAAAAAAGGTTTATAACTCAGAGTTGGAGATGGAGCAAACATGATTGAAAAATTAATGACTTTACTTGTGGGAATCCTTCTAGCATTGGCTGGTTGGAGTTTATCTAGAACTTTTGAACTCTCTACTATTCAAGCGGTACACGAAGATAAAGTACATACACTTCAACAACAAGTTTTAAAATTAGAAGATCAAGTCGATGGTATGATGGATAAAGATAAAGAAATCATCGAACAACATAAAAAATTATTTGAAGTTTTAGGTAATAATCAACCCTCAACAGGATATAGTTATAACTAATGAAAAAAATATTTTTATTACTAGTATTAGTTACATTGGCCTCTTGTGTTTCAATAGGTAAAAAATGTACTTATACACAAGAAGGAACAAGAATTGAATCTTGGCTCTGGTTTACAAAAGAAGTACCGGCAGACCTAGATAAAATGAATTGTAATTAAAATGGCACTCAAGATTTCAGACGAAGCAGCTGTACAAATGCCGATGAAAACGGTAGCCTCGTTGATCGCGATGGTCGCGATCGGGACCTGGGCTTACTTCGGTATCATCGAGACGCAAAATAAAATTTCAACTACAGTAGAACTAATGGAAAAAGATTTAAAAGAAAACACAGAGTTTAGAATCAAATGGCCGCGGGGTCAACTTGGTTCGCTTCCTGCAGATTCCGAGCAATTTATGATGATCGAGGATCTTTATAAGACCACCGAGAAGATAGAGAAACATCTTGAATCTATGGCTTTAAACAAAGTGAACATAGAATTTTTAAGAAAACAAATGGATAAAGTGTTAGAAGATATAGAAGAATTAAAAGATGCTAACAGAGAAATCCATTATAAAAACGGAAACAAGGAGATATTTTGATCGAGACAGTTTTTGCATTACTGATGTTTGTAAACGGAGAGATTAAAGAACACCGTATCCAGCCCTCAATGGGATTATGTTTACGCGGCAAGCGCCACGCGGAAAGACAGTACAGTGAAACTGTATCTTATAAATGCATCAAGGCTAAGGCTGAGACAGAGATTTATATGGGCGAAAAATCTATTAAAAAAATTATATTAGAATAATCATGGCTAAACAAAACGCATTACAACGAATAGACTCACACGAAAAATTATGTAGAATTATGCAGAAACAAACTCATGAAAAAATTCTTAAAATAGAACATCAAATTAATAGGGTAGAAAGTATTCTATTAGTATCTGTAGGCGCCTTAATCTCAGGTATGGCTTACGTTATATTTACTTTACTACAACATTAATGAATAAAAAAGCATACGCTTTTTTTCTTAAAAAGAATAGGCCCAGAAGACACAATCCAATAGCTGAAGATTTAAGTGATGGACGTTATCACCAACGTGTGGTAAAAAACAAGAAAACATATGAACGACAAAAGCATAAGATTTCAAGCAGAGATAGTGAATGGGAAATGTCCGACGTGTAAACAACTTACAATGTTAGTTGGAATAACGAAGGAATTTTATAGATGTATGACATGTGGTGGGGATCTTAAACAGCATATTAACGGAAAGATATCCTATCTTCCTATAGTACAACCACCAGATGGTGCTACACCCTATGTTAGAGACTGGACCTAATGGCGAAAGCTAAGGGTTTATATCGAAAAGAGGCACACGTCCGCATTCAAAAAGGCAGCTCCCAAGGACGTCATCCCAATACTTCAACTATGAATAAACATAAACGAAGACAAACAGGTATAAAAATTTATAAAGGACAAGGGCGATAGGGGTTGACAATAATCCTATAAAATACTATATATACAGAAAGAAAGGACAATATGAAATATAAATTTAAAGTTACAGAAGACGGTAAGCCTGAAGAAGAAAAGGAAGCAATGTCTTTTAAAAAATTATTTAAATCTTTAGTAAATACTAACCCAAAATGGACAGGGTTTTTAAACTATACTAACAAGAAGGGACGATATGTTACACACAGCATATTAAATGGTAAAAAGATATGATTGATATAGATAAATTGATTAAGAGAAATAATAAAGCTTTTAAGAAAGTAAAAGAAAAACTTGAAATACTTCTTTCTACTGAAACAACTACCCCTGAAGAATATAGGGATGGACTATATGAACAAATAGAAAAGGTTGTAGATCAATTATCCTTACTTCATCGGAGAGGAGGCTATTATGAGTTTAAGAAAAGTGACAATAACAAGCAAAAACATAACACCTAAACAGTGGAGCAGTCTATTGCTTGAGTTAAATCTAATTAAAGAAGCATGGAGACCTTATGCAAAGATAGAGCTACAGGCACCAGGGCTCAAGAAAATTATAGATTTTGGAAAAAAAACAGGTGATGACAAAGAAAATAGACAGAATCGTTAATGGAATTAATAATTCTAACAGATGGTGTGTATCAACTGGTTGCGGTTACAGAAGAAATGTTAGCAAACCTAAAGTTGTTTGATGACACAGTTAAGTACGCCGATCTTTGTGAGATATTAAGAATAAAATTGAGCACCTACGCTGATTACCCTATCAATGCTCACATGATGAATGATGGTAGTGGTGATTTCTTTGGGTGTATATGGAATTGATTTTTATAAGTTTAGGATTAATATTTCTAATTTATTTAGTTGTAATTCTAATACTTATAAAATGGAATAAAGAAAAGAATTGAAAAGGACCGGCGTCCAAATAATGCCTCGCGCTATTCCCTGTACGTCAAGCGATGACCCCGAAAGGGTAGCCTCGGAGCCTTTGCTCTCATAGGAGTACGTGCACGGAAACTATGAGGGTTATTATGAATAATAAATTAAATAGTAGGAGTGGGTGCACAAGTAAACCTAATATAAATTTGGTGTTTATTAACTTCATCCCTTCCAAGCATTTCCATTCTTTTAAAAGAAGTTTCATAACCTGCCTGAAAACAATCATACATATCACTATACTGTTGGGGCCACTCGTATGGAGGAAGACATGTACCCGAAGTATAGCTACATATTATTAATGTTAATAATATTTTCATTGACACCTATTGTAATAAATGAGATAAATCCCATATGATAAAAATAAGAAAGGAGTATAACAGCTATGACTGATATAACAAAATATAAAAATGTGTCTCTGTCACATAAGACCTATGACAACATTGATGTATTAAGAAAAAAGATTGTTCCAAATACAATACTAAGCAGATCACAAACTATAAATATTTTAGTGAACGAGAAAGTGAGGAAGTTAAATGGAAAAGTCAAAAAAGACGACTAAAGTAATTTGTCCTAATTGTAAGGGCAATGGATTTATAAGAGTACCCTATAAACTAACAAAAGAAGAAGTACATGCACAATGCGGTGTTTGTGATTCGGAAGGAGAAATACATGCGGATCAACGCGATGATATTTATATTGATTCTGATGGTATCCACCGGGTGCAGTAGATATGAGTTTGATTCTTTTGATCCTGCGACGACTGTGCTAAAATGGGTAGTCAAAGGAGGGGAACATGCTGACAAGTGAAGATATAAGTAGGGTTAAAAGAGGCCCGGCTGATCTAGAGGAAAGAATTGACCAGTTAAAAAAACAAAAAGAGATTCTTAAATCTGCATGCAAAAATGCAGGGCTCAGAATCAAGGGTTTTGAAAAAGAAATTGATAGACTCGCTGAAGAAAACGATAATCTAAGAACTATGCTAGGTAATAAAGATGCCTAAAAAACCCGTAGAAGTAAAATACGGTGTACTTCAATGGGGGCCTTGTATTGTTCATTTAAAAATTTCTGAAGAATTTCAACAAAAATTATTAAAGGGCGCAGAAGAAGCTAAAAACAAGAAGCAAGATTACAGACATATGTTGGCTGGTATTCTTAAAGAAGAATATGCTTACGAGGATCGGCAGAAGTATGTCCCCGAGATTTCACAATTTCTTGGAGTATATGATCAAGCTTACCAAAAATGGAAGAACGAATCTTATAAAAAGAAACCTGAATATATATTAAATTCTTTATGGGTTAATTATATGAAGAAGAATGAATATAATCCACCTCATGACCATTCAGATTTTTTAAGTTTTGTAATATTTTTAAAAGTACCAGAAGAAATTCTTAAAGAACAAAAAGATTTTACCGGTAATTCTGCAGGACCAGGAAGTTTATCATTTCTTTATGGAGAGGGTAATAGACAAGCCATTACTTATCAATCTATATGTCCTCAGGATAGAGATATATTTATGTTTCCATCTTGGATTAAACATTACGTTGCACCTTTCTATTCTGATGTAACTAGAATATCTGTATCAGGGAACCTCGCTAATTCAGTAGAGTTAAATAACATTAAAAGGAATAAAAGTGAAGGAAAGTGATATCTCTTACATCGCCGGACTCTTTGATGGGGAAGGAAGTATTTATTATGCAAAAACTAAAGAGAAGAAAAAGAATCATAATGGTAAAGGACATAGAGTAGCTCTTACGCGGCGTATTAATATGGAGATTACCATGACTGATCCGATGGTAGTTAATTGGGTTCATCAAACTTTAAAGGTTGGCACCGTGACAAAGAAGCCTCGTAAAGGAAAACGTAAAGATGGGACAAATTATTTAATGCAGTACCGCTGGCGTTGTGTCTTTAGAGATGCTTATTTTGTTTGTTGTTTAATTTATCCTTACTCAATTACGAAATTGGGAAAGGTAAAACAAATCTTAGATCATTATCAAAATGTTGAAGATAATAATAAGGTGGTTGATCTCAATAATTACAGAATGACAAAAGCATTTAACTGGAATTTGCATGGCACGTGAAAAATCCAAAGGTCGAAAATGGGATGGAAAATCAAGGGTTTCCAACGATCTCTATAGAAAAAATTATAATAAAATTTTTCAAAAAATAGAAGACCCCTTTAAGAAGGAGCAAGATGAATTAAAAGAATCTTATGAACAATCTAAGAGGAGTAAAAAAGAAAGAGAAGAATTACAAAAAATAATAGACAGGAATGGCTTTTAATGAAAAAATTAGAATTGTTTTTTCCGAAGTTATTAAAAGATACCTATGTTATTCATTCAACAGGTGGCTTTCATCCTTTTAGATTTGTAGAAGATGCCTCACCTATTTTTAAAGAAGATTGTTGGCCTTATGTTCAAAGGATTCATTGGCCAGAAGTCAGTGATCCTGCAAGTAAATGGAGACAAGCTCAGGAAAAACCTAAACAAATAAATTTAAATATATCTTTTAGACATCTATACCCTTTTCATAGCTTTTCTGAGGAAGAGAAAAGAGAAATAAAACTAAAGAAATCTAAATCCAGAATCACTCATAAAGCTCGTTATATTAAAATGCATAGTGCTGTCGCAAGAGCTTTTATTCCTAATCCTGAAAACAAACCTCAAGTTTGTCATATTAATGATGACCCTTCAGATTATCGTGTAGAAAATCTTAAGTGGGGAACTAATCAAGAGAATCATACCGGTAGACGTGGAGACACTCAGAGTAAAAAAGACTACAGTCTTATTCACTCTATTTTTAAAATGAATGGTTGGGCTAAAGGAGAAAAATGAAACAAGTAAATAAATTTAAATACCCTAAGTCGATGAGGTCATTGATTAATGGTAAACGACACTATGATATAGGTGATGATAAGCTACCGTCAGTGACTACTATCCTGTCCGCGACCCAGTCGGAGGAGAAACGAAAGAGTCTTGCTGATTGGAAAGCACGTATGGGTCCGCAGGCGGCAGATAGGGTTAGAGATATTGCAGCGATGCGTGGTACTGCCATGCACAAGTTTCTGGAATGTTATATTGATGGCTCAGGGCACAAGGACCTGACAAGCATAGGGAAGGAAGCAGAACCCATGGCGCGAAAGATTATAGAATCAGGGCTCGGGGAACTGGAAGAGGTGTGGGGCCAAGAGGTCACCCTCTACTATCCAGGGTTGTATGCCGGTGCTACTGACATTGTAGGAATCTACGATGGTAAACCAGCCATAATAGATTTTAAACAAACTAACAAACCAAAGAAGCGTGAGTGGGTTTTAGATTATTTCGCTCAACTCGGGGCATATTGCATGGCCCATAATTATGTCTACGGCACCAAGATTCAGACCGGAGTAATCTTAATGTGTAGTAAGGACCTACTTTTTCAGAAATTTGAAGTCGAGGGTAAGGAGTTTGTAAAGCACCAACACGATTTCTTGCGCAAGATAGACCAATATTATAAAAATGTACCACAGCAAAATCAAGCTCAAGGTACAAAAAGTGATGAAAAAATATAGTAAATTAGCCATTAATTGGCGTTTTAACCAATTGTATACCTTTTTTCTATGAAAATATTTTTTTTATTTTTTTTTTTTTTAAAAGTGAGGTACAATTGGTACAATTCAAAAAAGATAGTAGTACCAACACTTATTCGCTCAAATTTGTACCTAGACCCTCATATTTCATTTGGTACAATTGGTACAATTTTAAAATTAGTGTTGATTACCAATGCTTATTTAAGCAAATTTTCAACTTTCACTATTTGTTCTCTTTTACCAAAATGTTCAAAAAGCAAGCAATACCAACAAATTAAGGGTCGCGCGCACATGAATGATATTATTAAATTTTTATTTTATAAATCCTGGAGTATACAATAAGGATGACGAGTAATAAGAAATCAAAGTTTAAACATGTTAAGATCGGCTCGAGACGTTATTATTTTTATCGCATCGAGTGGGTTGACATAACGGGCGATGCCGGCCATGCATCAGCAGAAGAATTTGATAAATTCGAATGCAGCAAAATGATAACACATGCATACATCTACAAACGAACAAAAAAGTTTGTTTGGACATTTGCCTCATATGAAGAAAAAGATGTTTCATTTTCTGATAGGAATATCTTCCCTGTGGGTTGTATTGTTAAAATGACAAAATTACTTGTCTGAGTGGCGTCCGATAAGTTTTTTAGATGCGACTGGGTCGATTGTCTCTTTTTGAATTCGTTTTAATCTTCTTATCTCATGCATCTTCTCTTGTTTGGATAGTTCGCTTATGTCGCCATGTAAATGAGTCTCTACGAATTGTCCTGAAGCCTTTCCAATAAGGTTTTCGAATATTCCACATTTCTCTTCCTTACCTTTCTTCTCTAGGGCCTCTGATAATCTTTGCTGTCGCAATAGATAATTACTGTTTGTGACTGTGTAGGACCTATTGATTTCGTTCAATTTGTAACGATAGTATTTCACCACCTTAGGATTGTCCATTAATTCCGAGCCTTCAATGGTTGCACGTGCGGGTGAATAGCCTGCTTCTAAGGCCGCCTTAGTTAATGTAGTTCTACCTTGATTGTGGACTAGGTGGTCTACAAATCTTCTCTGCATTTCAGTAAGGTCATCCATTGGGTGCCATTTAGGCTTTACCATAGGTTTTGGTCCTGGTTTAGTCATACTTGCAATATATAATATATGGGATATAATACAAGCTAGAATTATGACAGGAAAAGAACTAGCTCAAGTCTTAAATAAGTTTCTTAAATCTCCTCATGCACAATGGGCGAGAGTTCAAATTGAATTGCCTAATGGAGAAAAATTAAATGTTTCTCAGATTCAATTGTTGCAAAATAGAATAATTGGGGATAGAGACACTCACAGGATTAATATTAAGGGCGAACGAGATCCTTATCCTAAAATGGGAAAAATCATAGGCAAACTTTAGTTGAGGTTACCTTGGTAAAACCGGAGACTAAATTTTGGCATGAGCTTAAAAGAAATACAAATAAAATTAGCTGGACACGGCTGGAAAATAAGGCTTTATTCGGCACTCCTGATCTATTGGGCTATGCTCCTTCTGGTAACTTTTTTACCGTAGAACTCAAGGTAACAAAAGGTAATAAAATTCGCTTTTCTCCCCATCAAATTAGCTTTCACATGAAACATAATTTGAATACATTTATTCTTGTTTCCTGTTCCCCGGATAAGGGGAAGGTTCGCTTGTACCCTGGATCTTCGATCTTGGATCTGGTTCGCTTGGGACTTCAGCTTGAGCCCTTGGCTCAAGGTTGGGATGCTTGCTCCCTAAAGCTTGAGAGCTTGTAAGCTTGCGAGCTTGCAACCTTCGTTGCTTCCTGAGCTCTGCATAAAATTTTGGATGCCTCCATACGTGAGTCATGTCCATCTCTGTTAGTGTTTACCATAACATATGTTTGCTGTGTCCCTGTTCCAGCAGGCGCGACAGCTGCCGCATTCGTTCCCCTGATCGGGGGCCGGGCAGGTCCTGTCCTGGGCCTTCGTTGATACAGTAGAAGTCCACGGCCAGTGCTTCACCGGTCCCTGGTCTATCATATGTGAGCTTATTCTAATAATTAAATTTGGCGGAATTACGTCAGGATCCATAAGCGTCAAAAATTTTACTTCTCGTGTTGGCATCCAGTGCCGGGTCCCTGGTGTACGCTTGCACACTTCAAAAATATTTTTGAGATGCTCAGGGCTCTGGATGTCGCCGGAGTCGTGCCAGCGGAACCAGTCCTGGTCCTTGATCAGTGTTACCATGGCGTCCACCCATCTCGGGTGGGTCAATGCTTGCAACCTACGGTTGAGCGCCTCTTTCACGTTCCTGAACCTGTAGCGGCCTTTCATGGCGTAACAGCCAGCGCACACGGATCCGGGGACCGCCTGCAGCTTCACGCCTGTGATACACTTCCAGGCCGGCAGGTTGTGCGCCGGTCCGGGCATCTTGGACGGCTTCGACAGCCCGCCGGTGATTTGTCTTGCTTCTTTTTTTAGCATCAGTCTAACAGCACCATATAAGCTTTGGCGTTATGCTGTCTGAAGTAGTTCAGGCCCTTTCTCATTTTGTCCCAGTGCTTAGATCCGCCAGTGCCCAGGGTCCTGTCCTCGATGGTCGCGGCTATCTCATCAATAAAAATTTTATCATGAATGCGCGCTTCTTCTTTAGTTAACATAACAGCTTCACCATTGAACCTGTTTTTTCGTTCTTCTGTTTTTTCTTTTTTCATTTTTTCCTTTCGTTTTTAAATCCTATAATATCTTATAGCTTGGGACCTGTCAAGCTTGGGAGCTTGGACGCTTGGACTTTATTGGGCGGGCCCACCCGCTTGGGCGCTTGAGCTCTTACTCTTTTTTTATTTTTTTTATACCGGACCCGCGCTGCCGCGAGTCCGGTATTCCAGATAACAGTTTTATACATTAATTTGATTTTTTTGTACTTCCACCTTGGATGCTTATGTTGTCTCCGTCAAACCCTGCACCCTTCAACATGTCTCCAATTTTAGAGATCATCTTAACTTCTGCATGTTTTTCGTGTTTGTCTTTGTATTTTATATATTCCTTGTTCATGATCACAGGCTCAAGTTTACTAAAATAAAATTGAGCATCATTAAAACCATCTTTAGTTTTAATTGATTTTGATGTTGCTACATGCCATCTATTATTTTTAAATAGATAGATATATTCAATCATAAATTCACCGTCCATATATCTCATGTAGTGTGATTCATTATTGAAAGTCTTTGCTGGCTCTTCGTCTCTCTTCCAGTCTCTTCCATAAAAACTACACTCATCAATGGTATCACCTAAATAGCTGGCATCTCCATGATTAAATAATAGTTCCGCAACATCTCTTTTATTATAATGATCAACCAGGCATTTACCCACTCCGTAAGGGTAGCCGTCCGAGTGTACATATATAACTTTTACTTTTTTTGTCTTCGGGTCTTCTATTGCTATATTTGATCTTGTACTCATTTATTTCTCCTTTGTTAATTTTATATCTTATAATATCCCAGAACCATTGTCAAGCTTGAAATCTTACGCTTGCAGGCTTGCAGCTTTCCGGGCGGGCCCACCCCAAAAAAGAAGCGTACAACCTCAGATTGTACGCCCCATTCCTAACAGATTGGAATTTTTTGACCGGTGTTGTCCCGTGCAGGTCGCTGAGTCGCGTCATTATCAGCTTAAGAGATCCCCGACACTACCTGTACTATAGCCGTTTAAATCCGGCAGTTACAACACTGATCCCAGATCCTTGCTCTTCACAGGCCGGTTGCATGTGCCTTAGCCCACTAATAACAAGGATCAGGGATCAGTTCTGGTCATTGGTAGGTTAACTGATTCGTTAATTTACTTCACAACCAGAAGTTGTCCCAAAAAATTGATGCCTAGTTACAAGATCAATTTAATTCATAAATTCTTTCTGCATTCTGCTTGTGCGTTTTTGTACTGCCACAAGCAGAATAGCTTAAATGTTATATTAAGTTTTTATAAATAATATAATATCTTATATAATCCCTTGACAAGTATTGTCAAGTAGTATAAAAATTTATTTATGCAAACAACAGAAAGGACAACAAACATGAGCAGAATAAGATTGAACCAAGAGTATAGAAACAAGATCGCAAATCGTATGCGAGTACACTTGGAACAAGAAAACACACAAGAAAAACAAAAGTATGATGACCTCAAAGCAGAACAAATTGAGTTAAATGACAAGGGTTGGAATTTAGCCGAAACCATTGTTAGAAAACATTATACACCAGAAGATGTCAAAATGGCATATCATCTACAAAACAAGTTTGAAAATGTTTCGACTATTGCAAAAGATAGTTGTTTTCATTTTCATTATTTAGGACAAGTAGAAGATAGAGATTATGACAACAAGCCAATTATGAAAGAACAAAATGTTGAAGAGCATTTTGACTTTAAATTAAATGGCGAGTTCGAGGGTACTGGTAGCGATAGTTATGATAGCAACAAAGCTTATGGCTATGCTCTATATCGTGATGAACTCAAAGCACAAGATAATTGCAACCCAGATATTTTAATTGAGCAAGAGGGTAAAGACAATAACCCACACTTAACAAAATATACTGATAACAATAATAAATATCTTGGGAGTGAGGATAGTGGCTATGGCAAACAATGGAACGAGAAATATCAGCTTGACTTAATTGGGCGAGAATATTGTAGAGATAGGTCTATTGCTTGTACGCAAGAACAATTCCTAATGCTTAAAGAGTGGAAACAAGCAAAAGGTAAATTTGTTATTGCTCATAGAAATTGGATTAAATCTGTATTAGACCAGATGAAAGAAATTAAAATCGGTCTTAAAGGTTATAAATATTTAGATGAAGCAATAGAATTATCTACTGAACTTGGTTTGAATATTACTGACGCAGAAATAATCAGAACAAACTCTACTGGGCTTGTAATCTATAATCCTAAAAATCTTGCTGAAAGAGTTAAAGGAATGAAGAACAAAAATTCTTCAAGAGAGGACAAGATAAAAGCGAGGTTATTGTATGAGCAAAACCAAGCTGAAAATAGTGTAAATTAGTTGTTGACTATCTGGGGTATTTAATATAATATCCCAGATATAACAGAAAGGAAACAATGACAAATAAAGTAGATATAAACAATATACCAGATAACTTTGTTGTAACTTATTATGCTAAAAAGCATGAGAAAGTAATTACGAGGAATGGTAGTTGGTTTAAACCAAATACAAATACAGTAGGTAAAGCATTTATTTCTAAAAATGGAGTAGTATGTTTTATCTATTGGGACATGGACGCAACACCAGATGAAAAAGGAAATCAATGGAGAATGGCAAAAAATCCCATGACTATAAAAGCAACCCAAACAATCGAGGCATAAATGATATACTTTGTAATACGAAAATATAAATCAAGTCATTCTGAAAATTACAGAATAGAAAAACACGCCGATAATTTAGATGACGCAAATAAATTTTTATCTGCATTATCTTTATTAGATAGTGATGATTATGTTAGCTTTTTTATTTCTTCGCATAAATTTGAAGAACCATTAATCCTAACGAAAGAGGTGGCATAATGAATAGATTAGACTTAACAAAAGCAAGTGAAGTGGAATTATATTCTTATCAAATTTCTTTGCTTACATTAATAAATCACATGAGAGAAGAACTTGTAAGAGTTAAAGAAAAACTTGAACGAGTAAAAAAGAAAGGCAATCAATAATGATTGATTACAATTTAGTCCTATACATTGGTATAGGGCTAATTGTTTTTGGTTTTGTTTTATTTCTTGTTTCAATTCATTTTGAAAGACAAGCAGAAATAAAACTTTTTAAACTAGAACAATTAGACAAAGCATTTAGAAAGGCAAAAGAAAATGATAAC